CCAAGGGTTAGAGATCAAAGATTTGCGAAATTTGATCCAGATGCTAGAAGAGAATGTTGGGGATTTATAGAATTGGATGATGACGGTGCAACTACACATTAAACCATTGAGCGCAAATGCAGCATTCAAGGGTCGTAAGTTTAAAACTGCTGCATACAAGAATTATGAAAAAGCTTTAATGATGTTATTGCCAGCTAATTATGAAATACCAGAAGGTCCATTGGAAGTTTTTTATGAGTTTGGAATTACTTCAACATCTGATTGGGATAACCCGATTAAACAGTTACAAGACATTTTATGTAAGCGTTACAACTTTGATGATCGTAGGATTATGAAAGGCACAGTGACAAAGAAGGTAGTCAAAAAAGGTAAGGGGTATTTGCAATTTTCAATTCGGGGAATGGAATGAAAGAACAACCAAGTTATTACGCAATATTGACAGCTGATGTTAGATATTCAAAAGTGTTGAAACCTAATGAGAAACTTTTGTTTGCTGAAATTACTGCGCTGACAAATATGAATGGTCAATGTTTTGCAACTAATAAATACTTTGCTCAGTTATATGACGTGTCTGTGGAGACTGTTAGTCGTTGGGTATCAAACCTTGAGAAGTTAGGTTTTATCAAGAGAACAATTAAATACAAGGAAGGAAGCAAACAAATAGAAAAGAGGTTTATTAGTCTTGCTACCCCTATTGACGAAAAAATCAATACCCCCCATGATGAAAAAGTCAAGGGGCCTATTGACGAAAAAGTCAAAGGTAATAGTACAAGTTTTAATAGTTTATCTTTTATAGAGGAATTTCATCCAAATGATCGTTCTTTACTGGCAGTTAATGAAGAATATGGTTCAGTAGCAAATCGTGTATTACATCTTGCTGTAGAAGAATTTAAAGATGCAGTTACAAACAAACAGGGAAAGCCCTATAAAAATTTGCAATCAGCATTTAGGAATTATGTTCGCAAAGGTTGGTTGGTTAGTTTCAAAGCTAAATCACAAACACATGCTAGTTTAAGAGGTGCGGTATTACAAGCACAAATAGACGAAGAACTAGACAGGTTGTCTTTACAACAATCAATGGCAAAACTAGGAGATGTTTATGGATAAGAACTCTCTTTACTACATAGATGAACCGACATGTATTAGTTTTTCTGGTGGTCGAACTTCAGCTTATATGCTTTACAAGATAATTGAGGCGCATGATGGTGAGTTACCAGATTTTGCTAAAGTAACTTTTGCCAACACAGGAAAAGAGATGCCTCAAACATTAGATTTCGTTAACGATGTGGCACAAAATTGGGGTGTTAATATTGTTTGGTTAGAAAGATTTGCAAGAGAAGCAAGGAAGGATGAAAAAAACAAATATGTTTACGAAACTAAAGTTGTTAATTATGAATCTGCTAGTAGGAAAGGAGAACCCTTTGCTGCATTAATAAAAGCCAGAAGATATGCTCCAAATCCAGTTGCTAGGTTTTGTACTTCTGATTTGAAAATAAGAGCTATTAAAGAATATTTAGTTGATCATTGTGGTTTTGAAACTCCTTTTACTTCATTTATAGGAATTAGAGGTGACGAACAAAGAAGAGCAGTTAAATTACATGGAAGAATTGAAAGTGGACAAGAAACTTATTTACCTCTTTATTTGGATGGAGTTACTGCAAAAGACGTTGGTAAGTTTTGGGAGGAAAACAGTTTTGATCTAAATTTACCTAACAACAATGGTGTAACTGATTGGGGGAATTGTGATCTGTGTTTTTTAAAAGGCACTGGAAAAAAACAAAGCATTATAAGAGAAAGACCTGAATTGGCTAATTGGTGGATAGAACAAGAGGCTTCATTAAGTGTTGATGTAGGCAAAGCTGCTTTTTTTCGCAAAGATGCTCCTAGTTACAAGATGATGCAAACAATAGCATTAGAACAATCAAACATATTTGAAGATATGTTTACAGATGAAACTATACCGTGCTTCTGTGGAGATTAACTTGGACAGTAAATTAGATTACATAGACATAGCATCACAAATTTATACTCGGCTAGAGATGGAATATGGGTGGGCTACACCAAAGTCACAAAACAAGGTTGAGTTAACAAAGTTTTTAGCGTCACAATTAGCCAGGCATGATGACATAGTGGTTCTATCTTGGAATGTGGCATTAGACAAAATTTCTGATGAAGGTAGTGATTATCCTCCAAAGATACCAAAACTGTTACTGACAATGAGACGTTGTGCTCGTCTTAGAAATGAAAGGTCAGACGAAATAGTGAAGTACTTACAACAAAAACAAAATGTCTAAGTTACGTAAATACGCAAAAGGACAACCCTGTCAAGTTATGCTGCCAAATGTTTGCATATCAGGTGGAGAAAACGAGACAACAATATTAGCTCATTTACCGTCATTCGGAATGGGTACAAAGAGTCCTGATTTACTAGCAGCACATTGTTGTTCAGCATGTCATGACGTGGTAGATGGAAGAGTGCCAAGTGATAAAGATCGTGACATGATTCATCATTTTTTTAACGAAGGAGTTATTCGGACAATAAGAAAATTATATGCCGATGACGTTATTAATATTTAACAGGAGAGAGAAATGGAATATTTTGAAAAAGCAAAAGCATGGGCAAAAGCTAATCCAAAGATAGCAATCGTTATAGCGTTTGTTGTTGTTGGTGTTATTGCAAATGCTATGGGGTTAGGCTAATGGCAAACGGACTGTATGCCAACATCCATGCGAAACGTAAAAGAATAGCAGCTGGATCTGGTGAAAAAATGAGAAAGAAAGGCTCAGCTGGAGCGCCTAAAAACAGTGCTTTTAAAAAGGCAGCAAAAACAGCAAAGAAAAGGTCCATATTATCATGAAAGTATTTGTTGACAGAAATGGACAAGAGAGAGCTTTGCGTATGACACAAGCTATGATTGCTTCTCATTTCAATGTTAGCAAAAATCACAAGGCTGTTCTCGAAATAACTGAAGACAGCCTTACAAGATCACAACGTCAAAATAAACTGTATTGGATGTGGATGACGCTTATTGCTGATGAGATAGGACACACTAAAGAAGAGATGTCTGAAATATTGCAGCAAGCTATATTGGGAGAAACAAGTTTTGTAAGTAAGCTTGATGGTGAAAGCATAACTAAACAGAAGAGAGCTAAGCAATTGTCAACGTCTGAATTCTCTAATTTTTTAGAACAGATTGAGTATTGGGCTGGTGAGTATGGGATGAGACTTCCCAAACCAGAGGATTTATACCTTCGCAGCATGGGAGTAATAGATTGATAGAAGATTTAGAAAAGTTAATGAACAAAATTAACAAAGTAAAGAAACTGGCAGAAGGTGGTCGTTATATCTGTAAAGACGAAATGGCTAAGAATAATTTTGAATTGATCATTCGTGAATTAGGAAACTTTCAAGAGTGGCAAAAACAAAACGCACAAGAACCTAAAACTGGTGAGTAATCTTGAAGAACTAATTCATGACTTTGTAGATGACGAGATTTCTGAGTTGTATGTTATAGCCTTAAAAGTTCTTGCTACAGAGTTTGAATGTTCTATGGATGATGCTCATCATGGTGTAGTTGAAATGAGAAATGAAGTAGACAAATTAGACATAGATAAAACAATACCTGAGACAAACACTAGACACTAATGGATAGAGAAATGCCTGTCCTTATCGGGGATGGATTAAAAGACAACCAGGTTAAATTTATTAATGCTTATGTGAATAGCTATTGTAACGTGAGCAAAGCTTGTGCCTCAGTTGATATAACAAGGCAAACGTATTACAGATGGTTAAAAGAAAGTGACAGCTTTGATGTGGCAGTAGAACAAGCTAGAGAAGCATTAAAAGATCGTTGGGAAGATGAGATCAATAAGCAAGTCTTTGAAGATAGAAACCCAGTAGTGTTGAACAAATTTGCACCTATGGTTTTAAAGGATCGTGGTTACGCAGACGTTAAAGATGTCAACTTACATCAAACAGGACAAGCCGATAACAATGTAGTTATCACTGTTGTTGAAGGTGTTGTAAATGAATTACAAGAAGAGGAGCATAAAATTGAGCAGTAATTACGATTTAGAAGTTGTATTAAGTTTGTTTGATGGTGCAAGTATGGGCCAAGAAGCATTGAAAAGATCTGGAATAACTTATAGACAATATCTGGCAAGTGAAATAGATAGACCAGCCATGAGAGTCGCAATGCGTAATCATCCTTATACAGTTCAGTTAGGTGACATTAGAAATTTAAAAGGTGAGACTCTTCCACCAATAGATTTATTAATGGGTGGTTCACCTTGTCAGGGATTTTCTTATGCGAACACATCGAAGGATAAAAAGAAGTTAGCGTTTGATCACCCACAGTCTCAATTGTTCTTTGAGTTTATAAGATTGGTAGAGGAGACTAAACCAACCTTTGTATTCTTAGAGAATGTCAGAATGAAAACTGAATGGAGAGATGAAATAACTAATATTCTTTCAGAGGTAAGAGGTTATAGAATTGAGCCTGTGTTATGGGATTCAGCGTTAGTGAGTGCGCAAACAAGACTTAGAAATTATTGGACAGACATACCAGGGTTTGTTATTCCTGAAGATAGAGGCATTTTACTTAAAGATGTTTTAGAAGATGAAGTCACTGAGTTTGATCTATTGTCTGATAAAGCTAAATCATATATGGATAGAACAGTTAAAGGTGGAAGAAATCATTGGAATTTTAAACACCACTCAGAATCAGACAACGATAAATCAAAAACTGTAGTAGCCAATTTTCATAAAGGTGTTCCCTACAATGTATTGATTGATAAAAGAGAATTACCTGAGACTAAAGATGCTTCCGATTACAGTCCAGTTAAGAAGAAAAACTATGTTCAATTTGATAAAAGCGGTAAAGGTTTTAACTCACAACAAGATCGTTACTTTTTTAGAGATAACAAATCAGGAACAGTAAGTACAAAAGGCAATGGCAATGTTGAAGTTAAACAGGAGAGTTAATGAAAAATGAGATAGTAGGCGGTGCAATTCGTGGTCGTAAGATTAACCCAGAAACTGGCAAAAGAGATGACAAAAACCCTAACAGTGTAATCGAGCAACGTCTTGAAACACGCAAAGACGATAAATCTAATTGTATGACAAGTGTGCCAACAGATTCTGTTGTAGTTGAAAAAGAAACATACAAATACAGAAAGCTTAGTTGTATTGAGGCGGAAAGGTTACAAACACTGCCTGATAACTATACAGCTGGAGAGTCTAATAGTCAGCGTTACAAAATGATTGGCAACGGTTGGAATGTTGAAACTATTGTTGTTTTCTTTGATGCTTTAAAAATAGAGTTAATGAGGCGCAGACAAGCTGCGTAGTTAACTATAGGAAGAACTTGAACATTGATATAGACAAAGTTGATTTTAATATGTTAATTGACTCTTTAACTCAAGAAGAGTTAGAGATTTTTTGTTTGTATTACGGCCCTAAAGGAACTTTAAAAAAAGTAGGAAATGAAAAAGGTATTTCAACAGAAACAGTAAGACGAAAATTAGCTAGAGGACATAGGCTTATTAGACGAACACTTATGTTAAAAGCTCCTGAAATGTACGACCATGTGCTTCGTACACATTTAAAAAGATTTTAATGAAAGTTGAGCTGCAAATAACTAAACAGTTTGAACCGTTTCTTGATCCTAAATATAGGTATCTCGTATCTTATGGTGGAAGAGGTGGTGCTAAGAGTTGGAGTATAGCTCAGATACTTGTGTTACGTGCCTGGCAAAAACAGACAAGAGTACTGTGTGTGAGAGAAGTACAACGAAGCATATCAGAATCAGTCTTACAGTTATTGTCTGACACAATCGACAGAATGGGTTTACAAGAATACTTCGATGTCCAAAAGACTCAGATAGTAGGAACAAATGGTTCACGTTTTATCTTTGAGGGTATTAAGTCTAATATCTCTAAAGTTAAATCAATGGAAGGTATTGATGTTTGTTTCTGCGAAGAGGCTGATCAGTTAACTTACACCAGTTGGGAAACGCTTATTCCAACGGTCAGAAAAGAAGGCAGTCAGTTTATGATTAGCTTTAACCCGAATGATGAGATGGATGACACTTACCAAAGGTTTGTGATTAATACTCCTCCAGATTCATACGTAGTTAAAACCAATTGGTCTGAGAACCCATGGTTTCCAAAGGAACTAGAAAAGGAAAGGTTACATCTCAAAGAAAAGAACATTGATTTGTACAATCACGTGTGGGAAGGTGAGGTGTTATCTAACAGAGATGGTGCTTACTTTGCTAAATTTATTCCAGATAATCAGATTATAGACTTTGCAGTTGAACCTATGATTCCTGTTGATACATATTGGGATTTAGGAATATCAGACAGTACTGCTATTTGGTTAGTACAACAAGTAGGTATGGAGATTCGTGTAGTGGATTGTTATGAGAATCAAGGTGAAGGGTTACAGTTTTATATTAACTGGCTTCATGATTGGAGAACAAAACACCAGGCAGTGTTAGGTGAACATTATGCGCCTCATGATATACAAGTTAGAGAACTTGGTAGTGGTAAGTCCAGACTAGAGACAGCTCGTAAGCTAGGTATTCATTTTAGAGTAGTCAGACGATTAACTATTGAGGATGGTATTCATGCTGCTAGAGCTATATTGCCTAAATGTTATTTTAAAAAGGATAGCACTAAACAAGGCTTACAGGCTTTGAGACGATACCGTAAAGAGTTTGATGAAAAGAAAGGGGTATATAAACCACATCCATTGCACGATTGGACATCACATTTTAGCGATGCTTTTCGTTACTTTGCTATTGCACACAGAGACAAGAGTAAACAACAAAGAATAGGACAACCACAAGCAAACATATCATGGCTGACAGCTTAAAATTAGATTACTTTATAGCCTTTGGAGATTCAGACGTTCCTCATTTTTGGGATGTATTTACTCGTAAAGGCTTTAGGCATTGTTGTGCTTTTAAATGGGATGGATACAACTGGATATTAATTGATCCATTAGGTCAACAACTTGATGTCAATGTTATGCCATACACAAGCGAAGATGATGTACCACATATGTTTAGTTCAACTGGTTGGACAGTTATTCGATACAAAAAAACAATTAAACCAAAGTTTATCTTCAGGGGGATGCTCACATGCGTAACAGTATGTAAACAAGTCTTGGGAATAAAAGCATGCTGGGTGGTAACACCTTGGCAATTACACAACTATCTAAAAAGGAGAAGTATATGAACCCATATTTATTACCTAGCTTTAACAGGGAATGGCTAGAAAACAAACTGACATTTGGATTTAGATCTAGGTCATCAGCACCAGCACCAGCAGCACCAGTTAAATCAGCTGCTGAAATAGACGCTGATAACAGAAGAGATTCAGAGCTAAGAGAAGAAAAAGCTTATGAAAAGAAATCTATGAATCGTGCAAAGAAAAGAAGATCGGGTAGACGTTCTTTAATAAGCAAAGACAATGATGAAAGAGGGCTTTCAGACACACTAGGATAATATTATG